TTTCGGCAGGGTGTGAGCCATTTTGTAACCAAGAGGGCGGTGTCCGTAATGCCATTTATGCTCCTAAATGTAAGCCGAGTGCCATACTACACTAGCCTGAGTAGTTCCAAAAAGCGTTCCCGTTCCGACAAAATAAAACTGATTATTGCCGGGTTGAGCAGAAAACCAATCGCCAGAAATTAGTAAATTCCGAGCAGGTTGTCCATTCAATGTGATAAGTTTATTATATAAATCCACAACAAGAGCATCTGAACTAGAAAATGTCCCGACTAAATTTAGAGCCTTATTTTGTGTTTGATTTCCCACAGTTGGGTTTGTTATAGGCCCTGTTATGGTAATTGTGGGATAAGTATCTGCCCACCCGTTATTTGTACTGGTTGTTGTAATGGTTGCTGAACCGCCACCATAAGTCAAATTATATACGCGGTTATAAATACGCCCTGTGGGTGTGCTATAAGCCATTGTGGCGGTCTGTTGATTACTATTGTAATAGCGTGGGTCTGGCGCAAATAATTCTAATTGTGATGTAATTTGTCCGTAAGTGTAATCAGGTGTAATAGTTGTTGTTAATCCGCGCACACGCACATCTATATATTGGTCGCCAGTAGCGGTAGGTAATTTGAAATATAACGGAGTTGTGCCACTTGATTGCGGTAATAATACACTTTGTAATGTTTCATAATTTACTTGCGCCGAATTAGTGCCATCTCCATAAGTCTGAATAATCATAGATAAATAGCGACCACCAAGAAAATCGCGACCTGTAAACATACCATCATTAAATCCGCGATTATCGTCTTGATTACGAATTTGTGGCAAACTTTCCAAACCATCCACAGATAAAATTTGATATGGCGAACCTACACCGCCAAATATTTGTCCGTTAAATGAAAATGAATAAACAGTTGTAAGTGTCATCGCGCTCTCATAGCCGCCGTGTGCATAGCAGAATAAACTTGATTTGTAGTTTCAACAGTAGAACCATATTTGATGGCATTTAACATTTGTGTTTTAACTTGAATTGGGTCCACATAATCGGTATTAAAAGTCTGATTAATGGTCAATCCTGCCATAGATTTTTCTTCACCAGCACGGAATGATGCCACGCTTCCATCTGCTGGAACGGCACGGGTTGTTGTTGCCGTTGTGCTAGTGGTTTTTGAGGTAACTCCCGAAGGGGATGTTGTAATCGTAGTTGTGCCTTTAGCGCTACTAGAAGCGGAAGATGCCGCACTAGCGGCAGCCGTTTGTGCGCTCGCTATAGCCGCTCTTAATGCCGCAATAGCCGCCATAGTAGAAGCAATAGCGCCTTTAATTTTGCCAAGTTTTTCATCAAATTCTTTAGCAATTTCATCAAGAGTTTCAGATAATTCTTTCCGCGCTTGGTCTGTTGCTTCTGCTAAATCTTTAGCCGCTTCCATTAAAGCATTATTCAAATCTTTATTGGCTTCTGCTAAAGTATCGTTTAATTGCTTATTTATTTCAGCCGTGCTTTCAACAAATTCTTTATTTATTTCGGCTAATGTGGCAATTAAATCGGCTTCTGCGGATGCTAACGCTTCATCACGGGTGCGTTCGGCATCTGCCATTTGTTCCGTAAATTCTTTGTTAATTTCAACTTGTGCCGCCGAATATTCTTGCGCTTGTTCCGCTAAAAATATTGTTAAATCTTTTTCTGCTTCACGATAAGCCTTATTTAATTCATCTGTGGCAAGATTTGCGCCTTTGTTCATCGCAGTTGCTAATTGGTCCAAACCTGTATTGGTTTGTCTTTCCATTGAAACAAAAGTATTTTGAAGTTCGCGGATAGTTTCGGGAGTTGCTTTTAATATGCTATCGGCTAATTCATTACCAACTTCTGGTCCTGCTGATGTAACTTGTTCTATAAATGTCTGGCTAAACCCTAAACCAGCCAATTGAGAAGCGTTTTCTGCTAATCTACGCGCGCCATCTAATTTATTTTTTAATGCACTAAGCAATTCATCGGCAGTTCTTTTACCCGCGTCTGCCAAACCTTTGAACAATTCTGTAACGCTAAAGGAAGTGCCACTCTTATAAGCATCTCTCAAACGATTAACGGATTGTTCAACGATGGTTTGTAACTTTTCCGCATTGGCTTTATATATAGATTGAACTTTATTAGCGTTATCTTTTTCTAGTTTAGCCAAATCTTCTGCGCGTTTAGCGTTTAATTTGCCCATAATATTATTAAAGGCAGTTTGTGCTTCTATTCTTTTTTTGCGCGCATTTTCTTCTGCTTTGAAAATAGATTCATCCCGTTTGCGTTCGGCTTTTAATATATCTTCCGAGTGTTTGGTTCGTGCTGCTAATTGTGTTTCACGATATTTTTCGTGCGCCTTAGCAACTGATTCATCGTGTTGTTTTTGCGCTTTGGCTATTGTTTCGTTATATTTCTTTTGAGCAGACTCAACTTTTCCGTTTAAGTCTTTTACAATTTTTAGATATTCGGCATTTTTCTTTTCTAACGCCGCTTTTTCTTTAGGGTCTAACCCACCACCTTTTTTGCCTTTACCGCCTTTGCCATCTAATTCTGGTATTTCAATACCTTTACCACCGCCAAATTTTATTGGCTTATTTAATTTATCAAGATTAGCGGCAAGTTCTTTAGCCTTTTTAGATGCGCTATCAGCAAAATCTGATACTCCATCTAACCCTTTATTTATCAAATCAAGTCCTGATTTGGCATATTTGCCAACACCGGGCAATTTAGATAAAGCGGTAAGTAAAAGTCTTAATGGCGTTGAAACTATTTTTAAGATTGCTTCATAAACTTTTCCGACAATTGGGATAATAGAAGCAAATGCCGTCAATGCGGCTTTTGCCATAGTGATTACTATTTTACGGAACGCCTCAGATTTGTTCCAAAGCATTACAAACCCGCCAATAAGCAAAGTAACGGCAGTAAATATTAAACCAATTGGATTGGCTTTCATAGCGGCATTTAATGCCAATTGATTGCCAGTTAATAATGCGGTTGCTATTTTTTGAGCCGTTAGTAACCCTGTTTGGATTTTTGTTAAAGCAATACTAACTTTTACTCCAACATTATAAGCGGCTAATGCCACAGTAATCGTTACAACAACGCCAGCAAGAATTTTGAATACTTCGGAATTACGCTTAACAAATTCTATTGCTGAATTTATGCGTTCTAATAATGTTTTTAACATTGGCAATAAAGATGCGCCTAAAGTTTCCGCAGTATTTGAAAATTGTTCTTTTACTATTTGTAATTGAACTGCAAAAGTTTTGGTTGCGTTTTCTGCCTGACTTCCAATTCTGTCGTTCAATTCTTTGAACGCTTTATCTATGGCTTCTGCTTTTGGTAATGTAGTATCCAAAGCAATACCAGCATCTTTGAACGCTTTGGCATTACCCGTGCTGGCTTTAGCCAATATACTTGATGCTTCTGCTAACCCTATATTTTTGGTTCTTGCTAAATCTGCTGATAACGCTAATAATGATTGTGATTTATCCAAATCACCAGTAACGCGTAACAAAATTTCCAAACCTGCGGCGGCGGCATCATCAGCAAAACCTAATTGGATATAACTTTCTGCCAGTTTAGATACTTCTTCTCTATTTTTAGCACTATTAACACCAACTGCCGCCATAGTTGCGCCAAGTTTTGTCATAATGACTTCGGCTTCCATTGCTTCTTTTATGCCAATGGCAGCAAAACCAGCAAATGCCACACCCATTCCAATTAACGCACCTGTTGCCAATTTGGATGCTTTTTCCATTTTGGAAATTTCGTTACCCGCTTTATCGGCTTGTTTTTCCATCTTATCTAGTTCGCCATTAACCTGCTTAAATTCAGCAATAGCCTTATCTGCTAAGGCTTTAATCTCAATAATGGCAGGTGGTAAAAAATTAGCCATTATCTATTACCTACCGATAGGTGTTTTTTAACAATACGCGGAGCAATCAAACGGAACTTTTGAAAGGCAGGGCGCATATAAGGAAATCCTTTCACGGCACTTGTTCCTCTCCACGAATTAGGAGAAAATTCTCCACCTACTTCTACCGCTCTGCCGTAGATTATTGTTGGCCCTACTATTGCTTCATACTTGGCAAAACCTGGTTGGCGTTTTTCGCCTCTAATGCTACGGCGTAAATTGCCTGTTCTATTCATAGGTGGCGCACCTGCCGTTGCTTTTTGTCCAACAGGTCGCCGACCTTTAATTTCTTCTTTAGATAACTGAATAAGGGTAACCATCATTTCATCTCGCGCATTTTCAGCGCCTTTAGCAACCGAGCCAGCGTATTTGGTAACCGCTTCTCTAACTTGCTTAAGATTTGATGTTATCACTTTCCACCCTTTTAACAGTTGCCGATATGGATAAAAGCCAATCAATCAAATAAGCAGGTTGCTCATCTGTTTCATTTGGCGTCCAGCCAAATTCTTTAGCACACAAATAATAAACCCACTCATCATCTGGATACTCAAAGGCTTCGTGGCGTTCGCCACCTTCAAGTAGCCATTTTAACCTTTGGAGTCGCCGAAAGGGCTATCTGCATCCTTTTCAGTTTCAGGCGTTTCTGCCAATGAAGGGAAAATTGCCTTTTGAAACTCTTTGCTCAATTCTGTTAGATGGTCATAATCGGCAATATGTAATTCATCCAAAGATGAAATACGCACCGAAGGAATTGGTAAATCTAATTCCCAATTTTCCACCATAATTGCCAATATGCCATCTGTTAATGAAAGTGCCGTCATAATGCCTTCATTAACGCCTTGTGTATTAGCATAAATCTTTTTGCGGTCTTTATGCTTTAACTCTTTAGGGTCGCGTAATGTAACTTTTGCTCCACTAATTGGTAGTTTTGTTTCTTTTGTAGCCATTGTATTCCTTCCGTTTGTGCCTTCCGTATTTTAATTATAGGTGCTAGAGGGTGGGAGCAGGGAAGGCGTCTGCTACAACCAACCCCTCTAGCACTTTTTTTCTGGCTTATGCGTAAGTGCCAGAAGCCTTTGCGTTTTGTAGAACCCATTTGATAGGCGCTAATCCACCTGATGCTCCAGCATCGGTAGCATTACCTTGTCCATTAAGTTCAATTGATACGCTAACAAAATCATCTCCACGGTCATAAACGGCGGCAGTATATGCGCCTTTAGTAATCGTGGCTTGAATTTGAACCGCAGTTGCTCCTGCGCCGTATGCCCAGTTCAACACAATTGCTGGCTGAGTATTGTTCAGAAAGCGTGTTAATTCAGCATCTGATGTCATTACAAACTTAATTGAGCCTGTAACTTCAAGTGCGCCAAGAAATACCTGATATGGATTTTGTGTATTGGAAATGCCATAAATTGGAGTTACGGCACGCTTCATATCAATGTTTCCTTCCATTGAATATGAAACGGCTGAACCACCAATAGATACAGTTCCACGCCATACTGGGGTTGGCAAAACTGTGCTAAATGTTGGTGTTGGGTCAGATGTTGTGCTGGAAACCCAACCTGTGCTTTTAGCATCATATTCAAGCATTCCATCAGCATTAAACTTCAATGAGAAGTCGCTGAATTGGCAACCGGGATATTGGCGCACACCTACGGCATAAAAATCTGTTAGTGTGTAACTAATTGGTTGCGCATCTGCGCCTGATGTTAAACTGTTCAATAATGAAATTGTGTGAGTAAATGGAGCAGAAGCACCTGTTGTTGCTACTGCACCCATAATACCTGCTAATGAATAGCCAATGGTGTCGGCAAATACTGCGCCACCAAAATCAAATGTTGAACGGCTACGACCTTGAATATAGTTGTAATTCATAGTGTTTGAACCGCGTAGTCCTTGGTCAAACAATGGGTCATAAATATTTACTGGCTTTAAACTGTCTTTAGCAACTGGAATAAAATCTGTTGCTGCTACTGCGGTTCCTTTTGTGGCTTCTTTTGCGATACCCACATAGGAACGGACCGAGGCTTGAACTGTCATTTGTCACTCTCCTGCTTTAGTTCCGATGTTGTTGTTTTTATTGCTGGTTTAGCCGAACCTGCTGGGACAACATCAGGTGCGCTAAAGTTTTCTGGCGCTTCAAATTCTTCGCCTGGTTTAACAACTTGTCCAAGCGAAGGGAACACGCGCTCATCTGTTCCGTTGTATTTGTATTTCATTGGTGCTCCTTATGCTTGTATCATCTCGGTAACATCAAATTGGAGTTCGGCATATATTTCCGTAGCCCCTTCATTGGTTGTTGCTGGTTCACCGTAACTGCCATTTATAATAGGTTCTGCTCCTTGCCATACTAAAGTGCCACTTTGGTCGCCAAAGTTATGGTCAGAGCGTAATCTTATCTTAATAGCATCAACAAGTGTATCAAAGTCTGCCATTGACATACGCGCATCTGGTTGTAAAGAGTGCGTAAATATTTGAATAATTACAGAATAATCAACGCGTTTCCAACCGTTAGTTGCTCCGCCTATTGCCAAGCGTGTTTCGTTTTCAGATTGAATAAAAATAATAGCCTGTGAGCGTGTTAATTGACCTGCTTGCCCGTTTTCTTGAAATTGTATTCTTTTAGGAAAACTGGTATGTATAACATTTAGATTCTCAATAGGTGGGTTTGCTAAAAATTGATAAAGCGTATCCCGAACCCCTACGCGCCCTGCCATTATCTAATCCTGCGATATTTATTAACCATATCCAAAGCAAGAGCAATTTCTCCGCCGTAACGATTTGCTCCCGTAGTTGGATTTGCTTGTGGAAAAGTAGTGATATTCATAGTCATTGAACTGTCGCCACGCACCTTAATAAAAGCCGTTGTAATCAGAATACAGGCTTGTTTAATTGCATTTGGTATATTACCTATGCTGGCGGTTGAAGTATGCGTATAGGTCAAAGCAGCCGTTAATGGCACGGTAGTAGAACCATAGGTGTAATTACTTGCAACTGTAACTGTTTCAGAATTTGCGCCGTCATATATGCGCAATCTTTGATTAGCCAAAATGCCATCTGAGCGTGCCACAGTTAAACTAGATGCGCCAGCCGTGCCACTAACAATTAAATTATTAACATAACCAGCAACATAAGTATATTGGCAATAAACTTGTTGGCGTGGTAATCCGTATCCGCCAAATGCTAATGGACCTGCCGATGAATAACTTACGGCAATATTGCTTAATGGGATAATAACTTGTTGTTCTTCAAACCAAGCCAAACTTGGGTCGGTAAGTGTTATTAAATTATTTGGGTTAGTGCCGTATTGGAAATTTTCTAGCGCAATTATTGGCGCATTGTTTGGGTGTAACGCAATAAAGCCATCAGGCGTGAAACGGGTGCGCTGGGTTTCTGTGTATTTTTGCGCATTAAGATTTGCGTTGAAGTATTCATCCATATAAGAAGAAGCACGAAGAATAACATTTTGTAATTCAGCATCTTGCGCATTAGCATTACCGCCTATAACTAAATTGTTATAATCAATGCTAGTTGGCGCATTTTTATATTCATTTAATGTTATATAAGGCGTTTCAAAAAATGTATTAGTAGTTGTCCCTACCGTCATTTAATCACCATCTCTCGCAATAGGCTTATCGTTTTCGTGCCCGCATCTACCGCACTTACGAAACCAAGAACCAAAGCCACATTCGTTACAAGTAAAGCCTATTTGATTATTTGTATGACCCATTAAGGATGCTTCAAATAATCCTTCTTCTTTCATTTGTTTAATGTGTTTTGGGTTTTCAACATTAATTGCGCCCTTTTTATCCCTGTTATATTTCACAACACCGCGTGGTGTGCGCACATCTATGCCTTGAACGCCTGTCGGTGCTATTAATCGTGTCATTTTCCCTCCTTATATAAAGGGCGCGGCTGGTCAAGTATGCCGCGCCCTCTATTTAATTACTACGCGCTAACGATTCCTGAAACTGCGCCGTTCCAAGCAGGAGCGGTGCAGAAGAATGTTCCACGGAAGTATGTGGAGAACTCATATGCGAACTGGGTTACAGGCCATTGAATGCCCATATAATCCTGAACCATAAAGTTTGCCCATACATCGGAAACTTCTGTATCTGGAATTGGAAGTGTATAAGAAACAACAGGGCTTACGCCTTGTGGCAACCAAGGGTGAACAGTTAGAGGCACTAACTTGCCTGTAACTTCATTGTGTAGTCCACCAATAACTGCTCCACCAACATAATCGCCTGTTTCTGTTTGAGTTAGATTTAGACGGTAGTTAGCAGTTGCGCCGTTCTTGATTGAATCTGAGAGTTGCTTACGGTCTGCGCCGTTTAGGAAAATCTCATCTGGGTCAGCCTTTACAGAATCATATAGGCTAGAGAATACAACTTGATATTCATTGCCCGGATTTGATGTGCTAAAGGTTGAGTTAATAGCATTATTTTTACCAGAATTTGAACCCAAAACAGTTGGGAGAATTCCGTCATAGCCAGTTGCGTATGCAGAAGTATCTGTGGATGCGCGAGAAGCGGCGGCTCCTGATGTTGTAAAGGCGGCGTTATTACCAGTTAAACCAGTAGCAGATGCGCCTTGAATTGTGAATGTACCAGTTCCCTTTAGAGTTCCCTGATACTTCAAGTTTGCTGCGCCAGTTGCGGTTCCAACATAAATGTTATAACCAAGCGCTCCTGCAACTGCGGTGCCAACAGTAACTGTTAGAACATCGCCAGCTGCAACTACTTCGGAAACTTCAGTTCCAAGTATAGATTCACCAAAACCTGAACCAGAAATACCAGCATCAGCGGTGACATTGATGTAATAAGTGGTTGCGGCAAGAGCAGTTTGTCCTGCTCCTGCTACTGGTGAAGCCTTTGTAAATGTTGGAGCAGAAAGTGCGCCTGAATATCCTGATGCAGTTCCGCGTGCCATAAGCATCATACGCTCTTCCATCAACATTGTTGCGTAGAGAGTGCTAGTGCTTGATAGTTGGCGCAAATCTTGGTAACCAAGACCAGAGAAGTTTGCGTCAAATGAAACAGAATCAGATAGTGAATAAGAGTTGTATGGCAACACTAAATCATCTGCGGCGTAAGAGATTTTTGGACCGCGTTCAAAGTTAATTGAACCAAATGCGGTTGTGGTGCTTTCTGTAATACCAGGCCAAGTTTGTCCAATTCCACCTGTTCCTGTACCAGTGTATCCAAGGATACGCTTTACACGGTGTGAGGTGCCGACACCCTTCTTGCGTGGCAATTTATTGCGTAGCGGAGTTGGGCGTGGTGTTAGTAACTTGGAAGGTGCTTCTAGGTCAAAAGCAGCAAAAGATGTGCTTAGTGGGCTAGTTAGCGTAATATCTTTCTGAATATCCTGCATTGCAAGGCGTTGAGATGCTAGAGCATTGTTCAATGCGCCTACTGCATCAGGAGAAAGTGATTTGTTAGCGGCAAGTGCTTCAAGATTTGCTACTGGGTCGCCAGATGCTTGCGCAAATGTGGCTTTTCCAGCCTGAATAGCATTAATTGCCATTGGGTCGGTAACTGCTTGTGATACGGACTTATTGAGTTCGGATTTGAACTCTTCCATACGCACTGCGGCATCTTTTGAAGATGCTACATCACCAAATAGGTCAGTTACCTTTGGTGTGGCGATAGCCATTTTTTTCCTTTCGTAAAGAGTTGGTTAATTATTTGGCTTGAATTGCTTTGGCTTTGAGTTCAGCATCTTCTGCTAACTCGCGATAGCCCCGAGCCAAATCGGTATCGCTAGTTTGTGTGGCTTTGACGCGATATTCGGCTGCTTTAGCCAAGTATCCGCCTAATTCAGCAATATCAGTTTTGATAACTGAACGCTTTGGACCACCTGCTACTGCTTTTGTTTTTGCCGTTGCTAGTTCAGTCTGTAACTTATTAACTTCCTCTTTGTAGGAGTTAATCTCATTAGTTACCGCATCTTTAGCACTCTTTACGGCTTTTTCAATGATGGCAGTAATTGTCTTTTCAGACAAATCCTCATCATCTGAGGAATCTTCTTCAATAATTGTGCCAATTTCTTCTGTTACTGGCTCTGGAATAATTGTGCTCTTTGGAGTTTCAGTTGGTGAAACCATAGTGGCAGTTGTAACATCATCTGCGCCGTGGCTATTTGCTGGTTGATGACAACCGCACTCTAAACATTTTTCAGTTGTTTCAGCAGATTTGCCTTCGGCTTCTTCAACTTCTTCTTGTGCGGCGGTTGGCTTACTACCCTCTTCGGTTTCTTCCTCAGCACTTTCACCATATTGGGCTTTTAGTTCTTCATCAGAACATCCCACTTCTTTGCACATTTTTTCTGCTTCTTTATACATTTTATGTGCTTCTTTAAGTCTTTCCAATAATTCTTCCTTAGACGGCTTCTCTGAAACCGCTTTATCTTCTTCTTGTTCCATATATTCTCCTTTAACGGTTTCAGCCTCAATTAGTTCCTCAACTTGAACCAAGTTATTGGCATTGTCGGACTTTGCCAACATTAATTTGGCATTTGGGTTTGCTGGTCTATCAACCAACGACACTTCCACAATTTGTCCATCAATAATGCGACCATTAGCCGCCTTACTATCACGCACAATTCTTGGTGCGCGAATTCCTATGCTAAACCCTTTAAGCACTCCCGTTTCTACTTTTTTAACCGATACTGGGTCCACAACTAATGCAGAAATATAATGTCCATCATTTGTGCTATTTAATTCTTTAGCAACACCTGCCGCAATATTGCTATGTTGTTCTCTGATATTGCCGCCAGTTTTGAACCATTCTGGCATTGCTTTTTCTAACCAAGCGGAATCACAAATTTGTTGGTCAATATCTACTGAATCATCAGTTGCTTTTCCATAAACTAATAATGTACCGTCATCTTGCTTTTCTTGCTTAATAATACTGGCATAAGTAGTTGCCATATTTAGTGCCATCTAGTTATCCTTTTCGCTTGTAACATAATAATACCATTAAAGTGTCCAGAGAAGGCAGACTTTGGAAGATGATGCCGATATAGCCCAAATTTGTTCTCCGCCATTTAGTTCCATATTCAAATGTTGTCCATTATCCAAGTTAAAACCCTCTAAATCACCCGAAACAGTTACTGTGGCATCTCCTAGATAAACCTTACTGCCGCCTTCATTATCAATATACAAATTGATTCTGCCATAAGTTGTAGGCGCTTGAAATAATAACTTTGCTGATGTGCCTATTGTTACTGTGCTATGCCCTACTTGCGGTTGTGCCATTAGTCGTAATCATCTCCCAATATCATAGATAAAGCATCTTCACCAATATCTCGCGTATCCGTAACATATGGTGCCAAATCACAAACGCAATTTGGATGTGCTGGTGGTTCCGTATCTCCGCTAGGAAATGTATCGTCAATACGGATAGGTGATACATCGGCATTCTCTTGGCAAATATCGCAAGGGTCTGCTACTAACCACTCTACCAGTTCCACGCCACTTTCTTCATATAATTGCCTAGAAGCCGCCGTAACGGCACGGCTCATTTCTGTTTGGGCAATAGTTAAAGCACGGTCATTATCATCATCTATCGTGTCGGCTATTTCTTCCTTAATATCACTAGGAGTCCAGCCGTTTTCTAATCCTCTAGCCAATATTGTGCCTATGCGGTCAAGCGTTGTGCGATTTATACCTTGAATTGTTACGCCACGATTATCTAATAAAGTGCTTAACCCGCGTGGCTTGCGCACTAATAAAGCGGCAGGTTTATTACCTGCTTTCCAAGTATCCCAATTTATGCCTATTGCTTGTTGTAGTTGGCGTAAAGTTGGCGCTTTAGATATACGCGCTTTGGCTATTGCGCTCATTGCCATATCTTCACCCAAAGCATATGCTTCCAATAACATATTAAATAATGCCGAGCGTAACGCTTCGTCATTTGTGCGCACATTTGTAATAGCCCATTGTCTGGCTTCTTGCGATGTAATGCTTTGAAAATTCATAGCCACAAAATCATCCACTGCTTGTTCTGTGCTAAATGATTGATTAATGCCTTCTCGGATTAATTTAGCGCGCCGTGCGGCTAATCTAACCTTTGCGCCGTTTCGTTTTTTCCACGCGCGATTCATTTAGTGCCTATGCCAAATAGCGTTCAGCATACCAGCGTGCGCTATCGTAATCGGCTACTGATACAAATTTATTCAAAACATCGGCGTAAATAACTGGCACGGCTTGAAAACGGAAACTACGCGTGGGTGATTTGCCAAGCCATTTGATAAATTGTTTTAATTCTTTCTGTACAGATTTTTCTTCATTTTGTACATCTGATTCTATCGGTGCCAATTCTGGCGTAATAGTTGCTTCCCCATCTTCCGTTACTAACACATTTTCATTAATGGCTTTCAATCCGCTATCTGTAACTAAATAAGCACCAGCCCCAGCAACCAATATAGGCATATCTGCTTCTGGTGCTTCAATAAGTGATAAACCAGCGCGTGAGCGTGCTTCGTTAAGCGTTAAAGTGCCTGATTTGATATTTATATCCGTGGTGCGAGCAAGTTGTTCTGTATCTTCACGCCCACTTTCCATAAACTTAAATTCTAATTCGCGTGGCATACCTAAGAACATATAAGACAAATGGCTAATCATTTTGCCTATCCAGTTAGCCAAAGGAAGCGCACCTAATACATCTCCCGTTTCAATTTGCCCGTCTTGCCAACCCGCGCCACCTAATCCGCCATCAGGACTAAATCCAATTTCAGCAGGTGTTACGCCATAATGACCGCAAATGCTATTTACCAAATAATCATCCAGAGTGCTCTTAAATCTTTCACCATATCCATCAAATTGAATTGGTGTCATACCTGCTGGTAATAAACGAACACGCTTGCGTTGTTCTGTTTGACCTGCCAAATCACTATTGAAAATGTTTTCGTAAGCGCGTAACAAGTCTGGGTTATTGCCAAAATTAGCATCTGTTTGCATTAATAATTCTGGCGTAACGCCATCGGTATATTCTGCACGAAGCCATTGCTGACGGCGTAAATAAATATCTGCTAGTGGTAGTGCTCTCTCAGTTGGTGAGTAACCATATACGCTAGTTGTTCTACGATTACGAACAAAATAAGCCAATTCATCACTTGTAAATTCACCATCCGCTTTTTCGTTTTCATCAGGTGCAGAAAACTCTGAGCGTGGGAAGCCGTATAGAATTTGTTGATATGCAGAAAATGGTGGCGTAGGGCGCATTCCTCTATCATCAATAAGTGGCTTAATTGTTGAACCATCCAAAATTTGTAAGCCATTTAATTTATCGCCTACGGTCATTTGAGGCCATATTGCCCACGCATCTAGCACTAATATTTCTTCTAATGCAATATTTAGCCAATCGTAAAATAATAATCCGTTGCCTTTATCTGGTTGTTCCCAAAATTGCCTAACTCGGTTAATATCTTCGGTGTATTTTTCTCTAGCAGAAGCCATTGCTCTAACGCGTGAGCCACCAATTTCAGTAATTAACTTTTCAGCACTATCTTCGCCTAAAGTAATATCCCAATTATAACCAAGTATTTTTGCTTTTTGCACTTCAATACATCTACGCAAAATATCAATTTGGTCTGCCGCCGCCCGTAAAGTTCTAAATGGAACTAAACGCGTTTCAGTTATATTTATATTTTGCGCTACTTGAAATTCATAACGCCTTGGGTCTGGTCTGCCATCATTTGCGCGTGGTGGATTTATTGCGCCCGGAATAATTGGCTGACCTGGTGCAAATGGAACACCAGCAAGATTTGGTGCGCGTTCTAGTGGAACGCTTTGACCATAACTTGTGTTTGCGCCAGTTTGACGCATTTGTTGTTCTGTTACGGTGATAGCGCCAGATGGGAGATTTGGTGCCTTTACAATCTCCTTGGCTACTCGCTCCGCAAATCGGTCAATAAGACCCATTTTTGCCTCCTAATTAGCCGTGAACAACTACGCGATATTGATTACTGGTCGGTGCTACGCTGAACAATACAGTAATAGCCGAGGTGCTTGTGTGTTGAACATCGCAAACAACTTCGGCATACGGGCTGGAATTATCATATACGGCAACAGTTACATCTCTTGTGTTAAGACTATGTGTAACTGTGTAAGTAGTAGCAGTTCCATCGCCAACGCTTACGGCATATTTGCGAACGGCAATGGCAGTATCAAGAGCAAAACCTGTTGCTCCAACAGTTAATCCACCATTTGATACAACTACGCCAGTAAAGTTTGTGCCAGTTAAAAGAACGCCGTTGCTTGCAGTATAAGTTCCAGCACCGCTAAACTGTTGAAATATAATCGGGTCAGTTCCGACTGTATTTACTTCATCAATATTTACCCAACCAGTATTAGCAAGTGTTGAACCTGCATCTACGAAAGTAAAATCTCCGCCAGCAATTTCTGCGGCAGTATCAAAGTCAGTTGCGCGAGTTAGCACCCAGTTAGTTGAACCGCTACCCACAGTTGTAAGTGTGTAGATACCATTTTCAAAAGTATTGGTCTGATTCTTAACAAGAATACGAGCACTTGCACTAGGGCTTACGCCATCTACGCTAAATGCCGCCTGAGTTCCAGCGTTAGTAAGTGTTGCACCTACGCCAGCAGTTCCGTTACTGTAAGTAGCATTTAGATTAGCAGTAGTTGCGGCATAAGAAGCAGCGTGAATATTTAAGCCTTGCGCAACATCATCTACATATTGTTTGTTTGCGGCATCTGTTGATGCTACTGGCGTAGCAACGCTAGTAAGTTTGTAATTGCCAAGGGAAACATCGGCAGTAGGAACGGCAAGTGCTGATAAATTAATTAATGCGTGAGCCGCGTTATCGTGAGCAGGAGTTCCGTGCGTATGGTCAGCGCGAGCAACGCTAGTGCTACTACCATTACCTGATGCTGACCCAAATGAAGTTTGTGCAGTTACGCCACCAAAAGAAGGCATTGCGTGGCTATGGTCATCACGCGAAGGTGCGGTTCCAGTTCCAGCAGAAGCAGAACCACCAATAGAAAGAGATGATGGCGTTGCATTACTTAATGACGGTGTGCCGTGAGTATGGTCTGCTCTTGCATAATCATTAGATGAACCATTACCACTAGATGCGCCGTAAGTTGTTTGAGAAGTTACTGAACCAAAGTTAGATATTTGCGCCCAAGTTGAACCATCATCAAAATAAAGCAATTGACGGTCTGTTGCATAATACAAACGACCTGCTTCTGATGCCGCTGGTCTTGCCGCAAAAGTTCCGTAAGTTACTTGCGCATTTGCTTGCGTGCTTTCCCAAGTTGTGCCATTGTAAAAATAAAGTTCATTATCGGCAGTATCAAAATAGATTTGACCTAATACTGGCGATGCTGGCGCCGTGCCTAAGTTTTGAATTACTGCATTTTGTAATTCGTTTTTGTTTAAATCAATACTCACTAAAAATTTACGCGCCATTTATTACATACCACCTAACATAAGAGAAGGAGCGAAACTGCTTGCTTCAATTGTTACCGAACCACCAAGAGATACCGAAGTGCCGTTAATTGTGATGGCACTATTAGTCAAACTACTATTACCAATTGCAGTAAGCGTATTAGTAGAACCGCTTATAGATTTATTAGTAAGTGTTTGACTTCCAGTTAGCGTTGCTACGGTTGAGTCAATTGAAAGTGTAACTGTGCCTGATGTGCCGCCTCCTGATAAACCTGAACCTGCGGTAACGCCTTCTATATCGCCTACGCCTAATACATATGCTAAAGAATTCCAAGCAGTAGAACCATCACCAATTTTGCCTTTTTTAGTATCGGTTTCAAAACCCCATTCGCCAGAAGCAAGAGTTGGATTAGCAGAAGTCCATTGTGATGCCGTTCCGCGCCGTATTTGTATTTGTGTAACTACTGGCATTATGGAGTTCCTCCGTCATATGTTTGTGTTGCCGTGCTTGTTGGGTTGCCACCATTATACGGTGCAATACTATCAAATACTCCGCCGTCAATTTCTGTAATTGCTGGGGCGACACTTTCCCACGCTGACCCCGTATAAACTTTTAATCCTGATGATGTGTTGTAATACAAATCGCCCGCACGAAGCGTAGGTGTATTTATATCCGTAGCACTAGCAGGAACATTTGTGGGAGTTAAGGCTAATCTGCTCATATTACATACGCCGTTCCAGTAAAGGCGCTACTAAAAGTAATCACCATTTGATTACCCGATGGGTAAGAAAATGTGCCTTCACATTGCGTTCCTGCGCTATCTAACACTACGGCAGTTGGGTTGCCGTTTAGATTATGATTAATTGTCCATACGGCACTAGCAACTGCTTGCGTATGAACATAAAATACGGAACCTGCCGCACCCGATGGGCCTTGCGGTCCCGGTGCTGATACTGTGATAACTGGAACAACTGGTTTAATTACAATTAAATCATCAGCCATTATCTTGTCACCTCTGCCGATACTACAATTTGTCCTTGTGCCAACCGAGTAACAACGCTAGTTGGGTTAGTGATTTCAATATCGTAATAATAAATACCTTCATCAATATTTGCAGTTTGATTAGCCGTTGCGCGAACCGCAAATAAACCATTAGTGGTGCCTACTGTGATACCACTAGAACTTGTTAAAGATAATACCGTAGTTGGACTTTCTGGCAAAGAGCGTAATTGTAATGCCGCCGTATAACCAGTTACATTTACGGGCGCATATGCAATACCGCCATTAATATAAGTGCCAGTTGCCGCATTTAATACTGTAAATTGAGAACCCGTTGCAGCATTTACTAATACGCTTTGCAGATTATAAGTAGATGGATTAACGCCAGTTATGCTTACTTTTTGTGCCGCACTAAAACCATTTACGGCAGTATAAGTAACTGTCGTTCCATTAGCAGTTATATTTGTAATTTCGGCTGGTTGATTATAAACAAAATTAACATACCAATCCGAACCTTGGTCTATTGTTAAGTTATAAGTAACTGCCATTATTCTCCCAGACTAGCACCGCAGGATACACAAACTTTTGCCGTTTTTGGTGACGGCATACCGCACTTAGCACACAATGATGCCATATTTGCTAAGGCAATCATACTACTTCCGCCCTGACTTAATTCTGTTAATGCCCATACTAAAGCATCTAATCTATCTGGGCTTTCATTTGATAACGGTGTCCATTCGCACATCTGCGTTTCCAAATCAGCAAAATAGCCAATATGATGCACTTTACCTTGCTCATATAAAGCACTTATTGGTTCGGCTCTTAATTGCTTACCCCTAGTTGCCGTTACTTTTTTAGTGGCAACGCTTCTATCTACTTGTTGAAGTGTTAATATCACCATATCGCCGCCGTTATTTGTTTCAGCAATAATCTTATCTGCCTTCAATTCGTGATATAGATTTACCGCTTGTCTTGCCCAAGCATCAGGGCTAGCGCGTAACGATTTATCCGACAATATGTAATAATCGCCACTACTAGATACACCTGCCGCAATAATGCCTGTTTCATCGCTATTTTCATTACTGGTTACGGCAGGGTCTAAGCCAATTACTATGCGAATTAAGGGTGGCGCACTTACGACCCGAGCACTCTCTATCATTTCGCGAGTCCATAGTGCGCCTTCTACATTATCCAATATTTCGCCATAAAGTTCTTGCCTACCCAACCGCGTGTTCTCATAACGCAACTTAAATTCGGCTATGGCACTAGGCGCTAAGTTAGCGGCGTTATCAAATGTGCTACCGCGTATGACTTTAACGCCGTTACGGTCAATTAAATCTTTTATAAGCCTAATTGGCTTTGGCGTAGTTGTAACAATAGTTTGTGGAAATGCGCCTAAGCGTAAGCCAAATTGATACTGGTCCCACGCTTCTGGGTGCTTAAATGCCGCTAATTCATCAAACCAACCGCCGTGATGCTGAGGCCCACGCAAACGCTCTGGTTCTTCACCACTAAACAATTTAATCCGTGAGCCGTTAAGTAGAAATATCTCGCCAATGCTACGGTTATAATCTTTCAAAGTGCCATACTCACGCAATATTGCCACGATACCCGAATTGCCTTCGGCGCAAGTATCACGCGCATCGCCGTAAGTAGGCGCTACGATAGCCCACCGAGTTTTAGGATTACTAGATGCCTGATACGCCAGCCATTCTGCCGCCGTGCGTGTCTTGCCCGCACCGCGACCCGCTAGATATAACCAAGTCTGCCAACTGTTATCTTCAGTTGGTAACTGTTCCTGTCGGGCTAATTGGTGTGTCCAGCGCACTCTGCGGCTTGCTATTAAGGAGAGCGACAAGTCTGGCAACTTCGGCATCAATGCTATCTCGGTCATAAATATTCACCTCTACTTGCGATTTAACAGGAACATCTAGTCCTAATAAACGCGCTCGCCTTTCCATTATTTTAATTAATGCCAATATGGCACGGGCACGCTCTTGCGCATCTGCGCCATTAACTACATCGCCCCATATAGCCGCCTGAGCAATATCTAAGCGGTCTATTTCAGCATTTCTTATTGCTACTACATCTTCAACCACGATACGCCGACACGCCGATTGATACGCTTTATGCGCACCACTAGCGTTGGCATATCCAAGGCGTTCAGCAATTAAATCAAATGTTAATCCGCCACGCCGTAGTTCCAGCACTTTTTTCTCGCGTTCAATTACTGCTGGGTCTGATTTACCTCTTGCCAATTTTTCCCCCCATATATCCTACAAATATAGCATTAATTAGATGGTTTTGGACAAAGTATTTTTGCTATATCTTCATTGGGCGCACCTGCGTAACGGAAGCCAGTAGTAATGCGACTACGCGATAGCCCCAGCCTACCCGTTATTGATGATGTTTTGCCCCTTTGGGCGACCCGTGAGGGTTCTCTAATCATTTCCCAATTAGATGACTTATTCAACGCCCTAACACGCGCTGGATGACTTGTGGTCGTATATGTAGAGAGCCCCTGAGCCTTTAACCCAGCGCAAATAGCATCTACGAATTTACCGCCTAAGCCTATTCCCTGATAATCAGGTAAAACTACTGTTCGGCTGATTCTACGAGCGGCTTTCACATTGGCATTTATAAGTGGCAATATTGCCGTCATTATTGCTGGCTGGTCATTAATCAAACCCACATATATTTGCGCCGATTTATTCAAAGTATCGCTTAAATAGTGATGCTTAGCGAAGATTTGCCACGCCGTATAGTTTGCCCAAATGATTTCACAATTGACTTGTGGGCGGGGTTGAACCGACCCCCAAGTGAAGGCACCTAAGTGCGGCTGATAAATCCAATCGGGTTGTAACCATTCTTCTATATCATAATGGCACGATACGGCAACAAATTTCTGATTTCTGGCTCTAACAGTTTTGGCTATTGCGGCTGAACCTATTTGCGCAACTGTGCGGTCAATAACCGATGTAAATTCATCTACAACGGATATATCTTCACTTTCTGCCAATATTCTTGCCATAGCAACCCTAAATTTTTCACCATTACTTAAATTTTCATAAGGGCGTAACCACGCTGGCGGTGATGAGAAACCCACCGAAGATAACAATTCTGTTATATCTTTAATTGGCATTTGTTTTGGGAAATCATCAATAACGGCGTTATTAGCACTCCATTTCATATTTTCTGCCAACGATAATTCTTTATTAAACATATTTTTAGCAATAGTTGTTTTACCTGCGCCTGATGGCCCAACAATTAACCCTATATTCCAAGAGCGAGTAGATAAATCAGGGATATTATTTGGCACTTCCGTTACAGATAATTTAGCCGCCTGTAAATCAAATATGCCTTCTAATTGCATTACGCGTGGCGTTCTTTCAATTTGCGTAGTTAATTTGATAGTGCTCATATAACAATAGCCCTTACTCTTAATCCTTCTTCCGATAATCGCAAAAGTAAAGCAGTTTGTTCGTTTTCATCAGCGCACTCAATTACTACTTCATAGCGTTCAGCAATTTCTTTTATGCTGGTATCTATTTCATCACGGGTTTTCAAATCAAAATCTTTGAAACCTAATTCACCAATGTTCCATTCTTCTAATTTTAATTCCCGTAATTGGCTTAATAGTATTTCTGTATTCCAAGATGCTAATTCAGCCGTGCGATTATCAGCAAGCGCATATGCTTTTATCGTATCTTCATCCCAAGTATCGGGAACACGCACTACGGATAAACCTTTCCACCCTATTTGCCGAGCGGCTTCTAATGTGCCGTTACCAGCAACTACGATATTATCTTTTGTTATAACAACGGGTTTTCGTTGCCCAAATGTTTGTAACGATTTAGCAATAGCATCTATATTTTTCTTGTTATGGCTTCTTGCGTTATTGGCATCAAGCATTAAATCATCAATCGGGATAATTTCTACATTTAGTTCCATTACTAGCCTTTCCTAAGATTAAGTGAGAGGGGTGCCAAGGGACGGAAGCACCCCTCTCTATTCGCTACTCCGAAGGGATAAACGGAGTGCGAACTGCCTTCACTCGCTGGACATCTGCCAAAGTAAAAAGCGACCTACGCTTTTGTTTGCCTACTGGTATTAACAATTTACGATGCACTAATTGTCGCAAATTATTTGGTGTAATGCCAAGTAATTCGGCGGCATAAACGCTATCTACAATGTCGTCTGATACATCTGTGTTTTCCATTATTTGCCTTTCTTATGCCCAAGGGTCATCAATTGGGTCCTCTATTGGTTTATTATGCTCAACCGTTAATGGTTCAGCCATATTTTTCGGAACAATGCCGTAAGTATCACAATTTATTTGTAATGTTTTTTGATTATTGCCTTCTTTATCAACCCAAGATTCCACATTAAATCTACCGCTAACTACTACGCGTTTGCCTTTTCGTAATTCGTTAGCCGCGCCCGTAGCATCTTTACCCCAAACAAAACACCGAAACCAAATTGTTTCTCCATCTTCCCATTCATTATTTTTTTTAACGCGTGGAGTGTTTGCTATGGTGAAACTTGTAACTAATGCACCTGTTGGTGTTTTTCTTAATTCTGGGTCGCTTCCTAAATTACCTGTAACTGTTAATATGCCTTCACCAGCCATAACCTTCTATCCTTTCAATGTAATCGTATTGCCCATCATCCGTTAGTGTAACAATAGAACCGTTAGGCAACTGTAATGGAATATTATCTGGCTCGGCGTGTCGTGAAACTATATGACCCGATAGCGTAGATTTTTTTATGTTCATATGAACACTAAATGATGCCAAGTTATGGCAATCGTGATGTAACGCAATTAAATTATTAACTTCATCTTTACCGCCACGCGATTTGAATTTGCGATGATGTAATGCAAAATTATCTGTTAATACTAACCCACATAATTCGCAGTATCCTTTGCACCGTGCTAACACCAAATCTCTTAGAGATTTCCAATCCGCCACTAGATGCCTTCCTAGAATTTAATGAGGGTTTAATCGGTATATGTGTTGAAGTAATCGTCAAGGATTTGTGTATTGCTGATACTGCGGCTTAATTTTGCACGGTCTGTAATTTTAATCCAAGCCCCTTCTATATCAGAATATTCTTTGCTAGCAGTTAATTTAACTACTTGCTCATCATCATTATAAGCAACGCCTGTTAAAGCATCTAATACTGCTCTTGCTAACTTATCTATATCAGGGCGTTTATGCGGTTCTTTGCGTTTAACTGTTTTCGGGCGCGCCATATGGAAAGTTACATTAATTTCTACGCCTTCTTCTGCTTTACTAACTTGTGCGTGGCGAGCGCAGTTAGCAATTGTTGCTCGCCACACAGCCAAGTCATTTGCTCTCATATGAATTGCGTGTCCATTAATGAATTTTAGAGAACCTTGCGGCACGGCTTTGCCAGCCACGAAAAAATGAGCATTAATACCATTTATTTCGTTGCCAGTATTTCCAAGCGTTACAAGGTGTTCCATAGCGGTGCTCAATATACCGCAATCCGTTAATGATTTGTTTCATCGGGTCGGTGCTTGTTTCACCAAGCATTTGTGCTATACCAAAAGCCGTGCTAGTAGGGTTATCAGCAAGATGATTCCACGCTGATTCTTTACCCCAAAGCATATTTAGGCATTTGGATTGTTTTTTACCCCAACCATATTTAGCCATTTTTATTTTGGCATATATTTTGGGTTGAGTGTGTGCTATCGCTTTATGGACTTGTCTTATCTCTAGTTTAGGCGCGGTGGCTTTTGCTGGATATATGATTCCAACCGCCAACGCAATAGCCATAATTAGAGTTGTTTTTAGTTTTTTGCGATTTGGCATATCTGCTACTCCTTAGAGAGTGCGAGTTTTTTCGCTCTCTTTGTTATCGTAGTTTTCTGCGTGTTTATATTTGGAGCGTTCTCTTAATCTCTGCCCCATTTCCTCGGTGCTAACGGAGGTATTTTGGATTTCTGCTCTCTCATAATTACAAACCGAGCAGAATTGCACCCCATCATACCATTTTTCCACCACGATTTTTTCGCCTTTATTCCATCGTTCCTGTTGGTCTAAATAACGAATATGAATAAAGCCTTTTTCACATCCTTCGGTGTGTGTGCAACGGCAGTTTAATCTGCCACAATGATTATGATTTTGTCCCAGTAACATTACATTTCCCTTCTTATTAGATTCATTACATCATCTATAGCCGTTTCAAAACCGTGCTTATAAATAAAAGCAAGTTCATTCATTGGCTCATCTTTTACGCGTAATTCATTTATATTGCGTAAAAGTTTTTGTAGTAATTCAAAATTACTAAGTTCAGTTGGTTTTTCCGTCATAGTTTCCTAACGCTATATCGGCGCAAATCGTTTGAACGCCTATTAGAGCATTATCAACCGAACCAGCAGTTTTGATGATTTGTTTGCGATTGTTTAATGGTTTCCAAGCCATTATTTGTTCAGCAATTTGGTTGCGTATTTGTGCTTCCAATACTGATATTACTTGTTTAGCCAATTCGGTATCTTTGCCTTTTGGCGTATCAAGCAATAATTGTCCGTTTTTTACAGACCAATGCGGTTTGGTGCATATGCCAAAATTAAACAAATGCCGAATCTGCATAATTACCTGCCTCTTTTGTGGTCAATGGATAATTCGTAATGATAATCGCATAGTGCCTTACCCATTTTGGTATGGGTTGCTATATCTTTACATAAGATACAAGTTGTCCCTTGTTCCATTATTTGCCCTGCCTTTCTTTATACATATTCTGAGCCACGCGATATGCGTAACTTACTAAATCTGTTAAATCTTTACTTGCCGCTTCATCTATAGCCAATAAGGCTATACGCCCAAAGCGTTTAGTCATTTGACCTATACGCCCAATTTCTGCGCTGGATAATTGCCTGGTTTGTAATTCCGCTACATACCAAGCAGTTAATGCAATACATCCGCCTATATCGTTAGCGTTATGTAATGCATCCCATTGTTCTTCCACTAACTTAGATAAGTTCCAAGCGTTAATACCATTTGCTCTTGCTTCGGCAAGTTTATTACCTATTGCTTCAACGGCATTTTTAGCACTTGCTACTCTAGGCGTAGGAAGTTGTTTATTTATCTGTATTCTGTTTTCTGTATTCTGTATTCTGTATTCTGGCTCTGTTACTAACGCGTTATCCCACCCGTCATCATCTGCTTCGGATTGTTTTTGTCGGTAACGCTTGGCTCTAGTCCGTAATGCTTCCCGTTTATGTTCAACCTGAGCCTTACTGGTTTGATGTGCCAAATAATCGTGGATTTGAAATCCTTTCTCCACTCTTATCCATAAACCGACTTCTTCCAATTCATCCGATGGTTTGGCGGTGCTTTCTTTATCACTTAGCATTCCTGATACTGCCTGATATGGAACAAACCCATCTGTTAAATATTTACCTGAATAGCATAATCCGCGTATATGTAGCCGAAACGCTAAATCAGATAAACCAATAACTTTTGGATGGTCGGGAAAACTGTCGTCAATTTTTATCCAAGCCATTTTTACTCCTCCCTTTTTCCCGAGGCTATATCAGCCGCTTCGTTCCATAAGTTTTCAATCTCGGCAAGTCTTATAGCACTTTCCGAATAGAGTTGTCGCCAATGCAACTGGTCGGTATTTGCACTTTTGTTCTCAAAATCTTCCTTCCAGTAACAGGCTTCACTTGCTCTTTTGCGCAAAATCCGTTCTATGGATTGTCTTACTTCAAGTTCCGTTGGCGGTAAAAAGTTTTCCATTTATTTCACCGTCAATCGCATACTTGCTTGACCTTGTTTGAACGGGATAGGCTCACCGTATCTTTCATAGAATTGCGCTACTTGTTCTTCATCTAGCATTTTACGACCAGCCGTTTGCGACCAAGCCACCTTTATGCCATCAGATGTAACGCCTTCGGTGTTTTCAAGAAATGCTTTTAAGGCATCTTTTTCTTTTTCCAGTTCTTTTATATCATCGGAAACATCTAAATAGCGTTTAACGGCTTTTACAGTTTGATTATCCGTAATAGTTATTTCCGATTTTTCTTTTCCCTTACCACCGCAAGCCTGACCAAAATAAGGGCAATAATGTTGGCAAAATTGCGCCGCATATCGTTCGGGTGCTGGTGGTTCGGTCATATTTTGCACTTCGCGATACCATTCCATCGCTTCTAGTGCAATTGCTTCGTTATATTCTTCCGTGTGTATTTTGATATTGCGCTCATCTCCATCACGCGGTATAGCCACTAAAGTAACAGTTTTAGGGTCGCTTGCTCCAGCGTATTTAATAAGCCAACCATATAACTGCACTTGCCAGCGTTGTTGTTTGCTAGGAAAATAATCCAAATTGCGTAACTTGGTTGTTTTCCAATCAATTACTGCTCCTATTGCTGGTATATACATATCTATATGCCCTTTTATGCCATCTTTTTCAAACTCTTCCTCTAGCCAATAATCCTTCCATTCATTTTTGATAGTTTGCGTAAAAGCATTTTCTATCATTTTATGAATAGCGGTTCCCATAAGTGCTGGGAGTTTTAAGGTGTTATTTTCTTTAGGAGTGCGTTGTAATTGATGCCAAACCTGCCTACGGCAACCACCAATTTGGCTTACGCCCACTTCGGTTTGTTGGCTTCGTTTGCGGTCAGCGTCATAAGTTGTTAGCGTTTTAACTAACAATTCATCTATTTTCATTTTATCCCTTTCAGATTTCTAATGAAGCCCTAACGGAAGTTCCGATAGAGCGTGCAATATCCACTTGTGTGCGAATACGCGTAGCGTTAGCCCTAGCCGCTTTAACTATGGCTTCTGCTTCATTTAATGCCGTAAATTCATCACGACAAGATAACAATGCGTGGTCATTTACATCTTGAACACGCATTTTTTCCGACCCATAACTTAATCGTGCCGTTGCTATGGCTATTTCATACTGGGTTTTGGCTCGGTGATAACCGTGCTCGGCTTTCTCTAGGAAACTGTGTGCATCATCAATTTCTTTAGATAAAGTTGCTAATCTATTTTCTATAGCCTGTGGTGTAACCAATTGGTTTCTCCTTTCCACTATTTCCACAAATTGAACACGCATCATCTGCGTTGCTTTTCCAGTTTGCGCAATACCAACAACGGTAAGGCTCTTTACTCACCATCGGCGTGATTAGCAATCCCAATTACAATAATTAAGGCTTCGTCTTTTTCAAAACCAGCCATAACTAAATTGGCATATAGTTCAAACAATTTATCCACCGATACCGACACTAAAGGCTTATCATCCTTTTTGGTAACAGTTTTAATTGTGGTGCTGG